CGGCGCAGTCGCGCGGCTGGGCGCCGCTCAACTGCGCGAAGTCGGCGATGGCCGGCGTCGTTGGCGTCCTGGCCGGCTTGCGGCTGGCCGCGTCTGCCGGTGATATCAGGATGGCGCACAGCGCGCATGCCGTCGCGAGCAGGCGGTGGCGGTGCGATGGTCGTGTCGGGGTCATGAAGATCGGCCCTCATTGAAAGACCTCGGTGCGGGCCGGCGGGAAGCTTGGATCCGTCCGGCGCGCGGAGGTGGTGGTCGCAGCGCGGCGCGGATGGCCGGCGTCTGGACCCGTTGAAAGACTGGATGCTTCGGATGCATCCGCGATGCGGCGGGGCCGCACGGCGGCCAGGTCAACGTGATGCCTGCCGCTCGTTTTTTAGGTGTGTACCGGGATCAAGTATAGGGCAAATAATTCATTTGCTCAAATATGATTGACGTAAGTACATTTCCGACGTGCATTTTAGTCCAAGCGGAAATAGGGTGGCGTACGGTTGGTCGGTGTAGCCGCATTCGGTATAGTTGGGCTGATACTGACCGAAAAGGCATCGCAACATGAGTGAGCGCGGCATTTTATTCAGTGCGCCGATGGTGCGCGCGCTGCTGGCCGGCACGAAAACCCACACACGACGCGTGGTCAAAGTGCAGGAGGGCAGCGTCCAAGCGAACTCGCAAAGTCCCTATGGTCGGCCCGGCGACCGGCTGTGGGTGCGCGAGACCTTCTTCGCGTATGGCCGCTGGGACGCGCGCTATAACGAAAAGAAGCAACGCGACGAGTGGCGCTTCGCCGACATGACCCGGGAATGCGGCCTTTCATATCGGTATGCGGCCGACGGTCCAGGCGTGCCGGTGGAAAAGGGGCGCTCCGCGACGCCGGGCTGGCACACTCGTCCGGCACTGTTCATGCCGCGCGCGGCGAGCCGTATCCTGCTGGAAGTCGCATCGGTGCGGGTCGAGCGCCTGCAGGCCATCAGTGACCACGATGCAATCGCTGAGGGCATCGAGCGTGGCGCCGGCAATACTACCGAATGGTTCAGCAGCCCGGTCGGCAGCTACCGCTCGCTGTGGGAGCAGATCAACGGTACTGGCAGCTGGAACGCCAACCCGTGGATATGGGTTGTCGAGTTCAGGAGGATGGAAGCGTGATCGAACATCAAAACGACAAAGGGTTGCAGCGACTACGCTTGCAACCCTTTGTTTTTACAGCGAATTCTTGGGGTGGCTGATGGGACTCGAACCCACGACAACAGGAATCACAATCCGGCCGTCAAACGCCAATTTCCCCTTACTCTTCAATACCTTACATTTTTGACTTTCCAACGACAGTCCAAAAAACCTTCAGTATCCATGCGGGTTTCAAGGCATCCGTTGGAAAATTTTCGGGCCGTAGAGAACAGGATAGCACGTCACTCCGTGGCCTTCGCGCGGCGCTCCGTTCTCCGGTCGTAATGCCGGTGCGTGGTCGCCGGGTTCGCGTGCGCAGCAAAGTCATAAGCGTCCTCGCTCCGGTTCCGCAGCTTCGTTGTGATCGCGGCCGGGCGGACGTCGGACAGGGCAAAGTATTCCGGGTGCTCGGTGATCTTGTACCCCTCGTATGGCTCGATTGCGGTCTTGGACTTCCGGGCCGCCCGGTACCGGACCTCCCATTCCCGCTTCGCCGCAAGCGCGGCCGCTACATCGCGATCGAACGAGGCGATCCAGTCGAACATCGCATCCGCCCACAACGACCCCCATCCGCTCTTGGTGTAGGGTGTCCCCTTCGCGTTTGCGAACAGGAACAGCCGGCTCGCCGTGTGCGCCTGCTTCGCCCTGGCCACCACGGTGCGCAGCCGCGGCGACCACTCGCGCAGCTTCGTCACCTCGTCCTCGCCCATCTTCCGCTTGGCGCTGACCACGCGCACGCCTTCCTTCGCCAGGCCGGCAACGTGGAAGGGCCGCACTTCCGCCGCCCGGAATCCCGTCAGGTAGGTGAACATCCCGGCGCACCCCATGACCTGGTAGCCGGACGTCTGCCGGCGGGACCAGAGGTAGAAGCGCACGACCTGGCCGCGGTAGATCGTCCGCACCTTCTTCTCGGTCCTGTTCTGCATCATGTCCGTGAACGGGTTTGCCTCCATCAGCCCCCAGCGCACGGCGTAGTGGCAGATCGTCGACATCAGCGACAGCTCCTTGTTCGCCTTCGCAGGCGCGCCGGCTTTCGCACGCGCATCCAGGAACTGGTACCCGTGCAGCGTCTTGAGTGCCATAGGCCGCATGGCGCCGAAGAACTTCGTCAGGTTGGCGTAGGTGCCGGCCCGCACCGCCAGGCCGTCCTTCGACTGGTCCCGGTAGTGGGTCGGCGCCACCTCGTCGCGGAAGCGCTCGATCATCTCGGCCACGGATCCGGCCACGACCACGCCCTGCTGGATGTCGAGCGCCTTGCGCTTCGCGCTGCGCTCCGCATCGGTGATCGCCTTTCGGTCGCCGAGCGGGGCGCTGGCCAAGGTTTCGCTGGTATTGTCCGGATGCTGGTAATACCAGGAGACCTTGCGCTTCCCGACCCTTTTATACAGGCGGTCGATCCCGGTGCGCTCCTTACTGGAATGCGCTGAGGTTTGGTGTTTCGGCATATCGCGATCGCGTCGTCTCTTCGGAAATTCCCATTTTCTTGTCATGATAAGCCCGCGCCACCCGCGGCAGTCCGCTGGCGCCGACCTCGAACCGCCACCGGTGCGAGGTCAGCCAGTTGACCATCTTGCTGCGCTGGTTCGGCTTGCAGTCGACCAGCTCTGCCAGTTCGTTGGCGCTCAGGTATGCGTTCGCTGCATTCATGTTCGTTTCCTCCTTATTCCAGTCCCGCTTCGGGATACCGCCGGCGCTCGCCGCGCGGCGGCGCTTCACCGAAACCCGCACGCACTGCACCCGGCATAGTAGGGGCGGAATCGGCATTGCTGCTCTGCGCGAGCATGGATCGCAACTCGGCGATTTCCTCTTCCATCGCTCGCTCGACGTCGGTCGGCGCGTGCAGCGGGAAGTCTGCAGGCTGGCCGATGCGCTCACGCCAAGTCTTCACTGTGCTGCTGTTCATCTTGTGCTTTCCATATCTTTAGGTTTTCTCATCAGGATCCGGCTCTGATCGAGCTTTTCTTCGGCGCGCCGACGAAGCGCCTGCTGCAGCTCCAGGTCGAGCCGCATCACCGCTACCTGCTCGAACAGGGCGCGGGCCATCTGCTCGTCGCTGCCGTAGAGGGCGCGCGCCTGTTCGAACGTCGTGCTCATGCGGCCGCCAGGGTGGCAGCCGCCGGCGCCGCAGCCGCATCGCGAACATTCAGGGGCCGCATGCTGCCGGTGCGCAGGTTCACGAAGGCTCCGTGCCAGGTCAGCTTCCCGTGGCGGAAAAACTCCCACAGGATTGACAGCGCCGGCGTCACGATCGACTGGTTCACGAACAGCTCCTGGCGCTCGAGTGCTTCGGCCAGGCCGCAGCTTGGCGTGTCGTCTTCCTTCGCCTGCAGATCGACCAGCTCGGGCAGCACGTCGTAGGGGCTCGGCAGCAGCACGCTGTCCGCCGGCGCCTGCAGGCCGGCGCGCCCTGCGAATAACTCGCCCAGCAGCACTTGGCCGTCGGCCGCGCGGTTCCCGAGGTCCATCAGGTAGTGCACGCCCTGGCGCTTCAGCCGGTGGTGGATGTCGTGGCGGGCCCGCGCGCTGTCGACGCAGGCGATCGCCATGTGGAACTGGCGCTCCCAGCTGTTGTTCTCGTCGTAGCGGCTGTGCACGGCCTCCCAGGCCAGGCCGAAGAAGGCATTGATGCGGTTGACCAGCACGTGCGCCTTGCTGGCGCCGACGTCGAAGGCGCCGAACAGCTGCCGGCCCATGTTCGCCTCGCTGACGGTATCCGGGTCGTAGACTTTCACGTGCAGGCCCGGGTGGCCGAGCGCCGTGATGGCGTGGTTCAGCCGGGCCAGGCCGGTCAGCATCTGGGAGCCGTTGCCGCCGCAGCCGATCAGGGCAATGCGCACCTGGTGGCTCAGCATGGTGGGGGGCGTGATATGCGGCATGCGGTCACCCGAAGATCTTCTCGGCCGGCACGTTGATCGCGATGTACAGCCCGAGCACGCACAGGCGGAACGCGACCGTCGGCTTGTCCTTGTCCAGGTCGCCGAACACGGCCGAGATCTTCACGGCGCCGCAGTCGTCCTCGTCGTCGGTCGTGCTGAAGAACGCGCCGAGGTGCCCGTGGCTGTGCAGGTCGATCGCGATGCTTTCATCGGGTCCGTGCTCCACCTGGCGGTACTGGATGCGGCTGGCGCTGGCCTCTCCGATGATGTCCGGATATTCGATCCGCCACGTCTTCTTCCGGTGGTCCCACAGCAGGCTGGCCGCGGCCTCGATCGGGGCGTCCGTCTTCGCTTTTACCGCGAACTCCTTCATCTGCGCGAGCGCGCTGCCGATCGAGCCGAAATCCAGCTCGCACTTACCCTGGATGGCGCCGTACGGCATCGCGACGGATTCCTGCTTGGCCAGCTGGTGGATGTAGTGCAGCCATGGCCGGCGCACCTCGAGGAACAGGCCGCCCTGGGCCAGCAGGAAGCGGTGGCCCGCCTCCTGCAGCGGATGGAAGGGCGCGTGGCGCGGCACGGCGGCGACCGGCGCCGCGGCCAGCAGGGCCATGTCCATCTGCAGCAGCTCGGCCGGCGCCGTTTCCTCGTCGACGGCCAGCGGCAGCGGACGGGCCTCGCGCAGCACCGCCTCAGCCGTTTCCAGGAAGGTGGCGAAGGAGCCGCGGGTGATGTCGAGCAGCTCGTCGAATTTGCCGGTGAATTCTTGCTTGTTCATGTGGTCCTCTTCTATTTAAATGGTGGAGCGGGCGGCGATGCGGACGATCGCCTCCTGCAGGTTTTCTTTCGAATAGACGAGCGCGCGCTGCATCGCGGCCGGGTCGGGGTTGGCCAACTGGTCACGCCACAGCTGCTGGATCCCGCCCTTGTACTTCACCGCCTTGTCGCGGTTCGGGTGCGTGAAATGGCTACGGAAGAAAGCGCTCTCGTAGCTGTGGATAACCTCGGCGCCGAAGGTAGGCGGCAGTTCCACGTTCCCAGTGCAGATCCGGCCGCCGTCCCACACGTTGAAGTGCGGAGCGTGGCGCAGGCGCGTGGCAGGTGCCGGGCGAGCATCCTCTGACAGCGCAAACACGAACCAGTCGTTCGGCGTGGCGACAAACACCAGCGCTGGGTGCGCGGCCTGGCCGTGGCCGTCGACCTTGCCGGAGCCAGCCGCCTTGAACCACGTTGTGCGCAGCTGTGCTGGCGTCCACCATGCGATCAGGTTCGGCGAGCTGTACAGCAGGTTCGCCGGCAGGAATCCCGAAAATGCTGTGGCCGCGCCGACCGCGCCGGCGAACTTTGCCAGCGCGCCCTTCGACAGTGGCACGCCTGCGCCGATCACCTTGCGGCCGTCGTGCTGGGAATCGGGCACTACCGGGTGCGAGGTGGCGTACACGTCGCCTCGGGCCGACTCGTACATCAGCACGGCACCGACAAGGTTCAGCGTCGTTTCGCCGCCGCCGACGATTTCTACAGGATGAAGGCTCAATATTTTTCTCCCAGCAGCAGGATCAGCTTTTCGACCAGCACCGCGACCTGAAGCATCTGCTCCGTCAAAGTCATGAACTCGCGCACGCCGGCCGCTGTCATCGGCACCGGGTTCGCGTCGATGAAGTCGGTGTATTCGCCGCACTGACCGAGGTCATTCAGGTAGTCGTCGATGGTTTCGCCGATGACATCGAACGGCTTCCAGAGCAACACCATGCAGCCCTCGATTGGATACTGGCTGGTGCGGTACACCCCTTTGTCGGCGGGATGCAAGACGAAGCCAGGGCGATTGACCAGCGCATGGATCTGGTCGCACAGTTCGATTACCTGACGCGCGAGCCGGTCGTTGCCGGCAGCCGCCGCGATCTTTTCCCGGGACAGCGTCCGCTTCGGCGCACATACCCATTCGGGGACTTCGGCGAAGAACACGGCGCGCGTGACCACGTGTTCGTTCTCCAGCAGCTCCTGAACCGTTTTGTAGCCGCCTTCCTCGCGCCGCATCTCGAGCAGTTCGACGTCGTCGCGCGATTCCCTCCAATAAGCCTGGTCTGCCCAGTCGAGCGCGGTCCATGGGTTGAACGACTCCGGCAGCAGCAGCACGGCGTCGCGCAGCACCGCCAGGACGGTCTGGCCGAAGCCCTCCAGCAGCAGTTCCAGACGCTCGATCCCGCGCCCCAATGCGAAGCGCGGCATGTCGTCGCCCATCCGGCTGAAGCAGAACCATGCCGTCGTCAGCGCGTCGTAGTTCGTATCTTCGATCTGCTGCACCTGCAGGCTCCAGCGGAAAAACTTGCACGGCGTTTTGCGGATCAGCTTCGTCCACCAGTGCGACAGCGCGCGCTCCGACAACAGCTTCTCCTGCTCGCCGAACACGTCCACCAACAGCGCATTACGGGGCGTGCGCAGCATCGGCGCGGTGATGACGTCCGCTTCGAGGAGCGCGATCGTCAGCGGCACCGTGAGCGCATCGACGCCCGGGATCACGTAGCGCGTCGGGATCTCGGCCGCCAGCTGCGGCAGGGCCAGTGCGGCGGCGGGCAGCATGGCGGTCACGGCAGCACCAGGTGGTTCGAGGACGGCGCCAGGCAGCGCACACCACCGGCGCGGCCGGCTTGGTCGAGGACACGCTTCACCTGCTGGGCCAGCGGCTGGCGCGCCTGCTCGGCGGTCAGCACGTTCTGCGGCCGCGCAGCGGCATCGAGGCGGCCGCCGTCGCGCAGGCGCTGCAGCGCGACTTCGCGCGCGCTGGCGCCCTTCGTGCCGACGGCGCGGCGGAACGTGTAGATAACCTTGCCGCCCATCTGCTCGGGGCCCTCGATGTCAGCGCTCGTGATCTCCGGGTAGACGTTGGCGTAGAAGTCGCGCACCTGCGGCAGGCTGAGCATCTGGCCGGGATCCGGCAGGGCCACGCCGTTGTAGCGGAATTCGCGCGTGAGGTTCTGGATATCCATGTCGACCTCCGCTTAGAACAGGTCGAGCGTGAACTTGTCCACAGGCTCGTCGGCTGCAGGCGCCTCGGGCGCGGCCTCCTTGACGACGTCGGTGGGTTCCATTGCGGGCGCCGGCCCGGCCTGCGGCCCAGGTTCGGCACCCGCGCCGTCGCTGACCGGCTGTTGAGCGCTCTGGTCCAGCGCCGCGTCTGCGCTGGCGCTCGCTTCATCGCCGCCGGCAGGCAGCTGCTCGCTCGTGGCCGTGCTGGCGCTGGCGGGCATCACCTCGTCGGCGGCCGCCGCGGCTTCGCCAGCCGCCGCTGCCGCGCCCGGCACGGCATCGACCTTCCTCTCTTCGTCGCCGCCTTTCCCGCCGCGCCCCTTGCGCGCCGGCTTGTCGTTCTTGCCGTCGACCTTGGCTTCCGCCTTCGGCGCGGGCAGGCCCAGTGCGGGTGCTGCAGCGGCGGGCGCGGCTACGCCGGCGGCGTCCTGAGCCTGCTGGAGCAGGGAGCGCTTCGGCGCCTGCCAGGTCGCGAGCGCAGCGATGAAGTCCGCGTCGAACTCGCCCGGCGTGGCGCGCAGGGACAGCGGCTGCGGCAGCTTGGCCTTCGTCTTCGTGTCGGCCGGCACAGGCGTGACGTTGACGCGCAGCTCGTCGTCGCCCTCGGCGGCTATGGTGATCATCAGCGTCGCCTGTTTGGCGAGCGCGTGCAGGGAGGTGAACATTGACGGTTCCTCGTGGGTTGGTGGGTGGTTAATCGTTGTCGTTGGCCTGGAGCTTCTTCACGTCGACCTGGGCGCGGCGCCGCATGTGCCGGCGGGCCAGCGTGTGCAGGATCACCTTGCAGGCGGGATCCGCGAGCAGGGCGTCGAGCGGCACGTGCACGTCGAGCATGCGAAGCGCGACTTCCAGCGCGGCGCGGTCGGGTTCGACGCGGGGCATGTCAGGCCCCGTCGGCCGGCGGGCGCACGCCGAGCATCTTGCGCAGCGCGGCGGCGGCGTCGCGGTGGTCGAGGCCTTCCATGGCGCCGCACAGCATCTGGGCGAACGCGGTGGCCCGACGCTCGACGTCGCCGGGACTCTGGGCGGTCGCATCTTGGGTCGCCAGGACGATCACGCGTGCGATCTGGTTGGAGGTGGCCATGTTCAGCGGATCTCCGTTTCCTGCGCCTGATCGAAGATCGTGAACACCTCGTCCGACAGCGCTTCACCCTCGGCGCCGCAATTCTTGAGAGCGCCCGACAGGTAGCATACGAAGGCGTCGAGCCGGTCGAACTCGCTCTGGGCGTGACGTTTGTGCGCCGCGGCGGCCGCGAACTTGATGGCGCGCCCGATCTTGGTGGACGTTGCCATTAGCGTGCCCCCGCGATGACGGTGATCCCGCACGGCATGTCGCCGAGGAACTGGGCCGTCAGCATGGCGGCTTCGCTGCTCGAGCGGGCGAGGGCGCTGAACGTGATCGCCATGGTGGCTGTGCGCGCTGTGATGAGGTAGGTGCGCATGGTCAGATGCTCTCCAATCCGGACAGGACGCAAAAGACGGCGCCGACGGCACACGCGGCGGTCAGGATCGCGACGGCAAAATCAGATGCAGAAAAACGGGGCTTCGAGGTGCTGGAACTGGACATCGTGGTCTCCATCTGCCCTGCTGGGCTCGGTTGCGATGGAGACATACTAAAGGCAACTTGAGTTCGTAGTCAAGCTGGCTTGATATAATTTTTTAACCTAACTTGGGTATGAGGGGCTGCAGTGTCCAAGTAGAACATGGTCACTCGACGCAAGGTGCAAAAAAGCCCGCTCGCGGCGGGCTGTCCTAGTCGGTGAAGTGGCACGTTACGTTTGCGCGGGCACGGCTTTGCGCGCCGAGACCAGCTGCTACACCTGTTCGAGCAGAGCAGCGCTCTTGTCTACCTGCTTTCCAGGGTGTTTAGATTAAATTATTGAACAAATTTTTTTATCACCCAGGCCGGCGTCCAGAACAAGAGAAAGAAAAGAGCGCCCATTATCAATCCGAGCACTGGGCTATTGTCGCTAATTCCTACAATTGCCCAGCCACCGCCAAAGACTATCGCCATCACTTTAAGCACTTTGGTAATCGCCAGCATTCCGTCTTTGAGTGCCATGCTCTCCTCACATTTGCTTGAACTTCAGCCACCACCATTCCCATTTTGGAACCGACCTGGAGGTCGCGTCGTCCGCTGGCAGCCCGGCAAGAACACCGTCTACCATTTGATCATAATTCGTGTGATGCTCAACGCACGACCAATTTTTCACATCGACAATGGCACAGTTATCGTATTTGTTTGGCGGCGCGCCATCCGTCCAATAAACTACTGTCTTTGTTTCTGTGCTGGTCCGGAAATTTACCTTCCCACCGGCGACCCATCCATTAATTGGACAGCTACCATTTACTAATTCGAGTGCGCACCTTGCCTCGTACACAGCAACCTCTTTTCGGAAAGGGACCCAATCACTTAACCATATAGCTAGTATTGCAAGGGCTACTAGCAGCAATCCACCTAAGCTTTCTGAATTACTCGTGCTCATAATTTAAAGCCTTCCGGCTACTACGCGAGTTGGCTGTATTACGACTCGCCCAACAATCCCAAGTTGTCCGCTTTTCACGTTAATTGGTTTAAACGTCGAGTTGACGTAATTCAGATACCAATGGCCGCCGCTCTTCACGAGTTGTTGCACACATGCTTCGCCGTTCCAGTTCACGGCATAGACCTCACCGTTGCGCAGAGCCGTGTCTGCGGTATTAATCACGAGCCAGTCGTCCTCGAAAAACATTGGCTCCATGCCTTGATCCCTGACGCGAAGCGCGAGTAATCCGGCAGCATCGGAATTGAGTGCACGCAGCGCCGCCGTTGGCACCAGTAACGGCTCGGTCGTCGAGAGGTCGGACTCAACCTCGAAACCGGACACCCCTGCGCGTAGCCGAAGCGTCACACGACGGACCTCCGTCATCCCGGGCCAGAAAGAAAGGTCGCTTTGGAATTTGGTCATACATTCGGACGGAATACGATTTTTGGAATATGCCCAAGCACCAGGTGCATGCCGTCAATCTCGGCGCAGTCGATAATGATGTTGGGGTGATCCTTGTTCACCGACTCGAAACAGGCTTGATCATCGCGTACCCATAGCAGCCGCTTGATAAGTCGGCGCCCGTCCTTGAGAAGAACGATCACCTCGTCGCTGGGTTGTGCTTCTCCACATGGATCCACGCCAACGAACTCCCCCGGCAGATAGCGTGGGCTCATGCTCTCGCCGCGGATTCGCAATGCGTATGCGTCCTCGCACGTGGCATACCAGTCGAGAAAACCATCTGGGTGATCAGCACTGAAATCGTCGATGTGCAAAAGCCCATCCGTCCCGGCCTGAACACGCCCGACGACGGGGATGGTCTGTCGCGATCTTACGATGCGGGGCGCATCCTCAACTTCGCTGTCATCCGGGCGCGCAGCTGGCGAGTGTGGTGTCGGTGCGCCTTCTCCAGTCTCGAGCCACAGCGGGTCGACGCGAAGGTGGGCGGCGACAGCGCGCGCCTTCGGCGCATCCATTCCATGGTCACCCTTCAGCCAGTTACCAGCAGCCGTATCCGACACACCAGCGACTCGGGCGAGCTCGGCTTTGGTAACGCGCTTTCCATTTCGGCGCGTCCTCTCACGTTCGATGGCCCAGAGCAATCTTTCCGATAGTAATTTCATAAAGGTAGCTTAACAAACCAAAGTTCAAGCTGGCTTGACTTTTATGCCAACTGAACTTACGATCACCCTAAAGTCAACTTGAGAGTGAAAATGAACGCTATCGAAATCATCCAGCGCTTGGGCGGCCCGACAAAAACAGCGGCCCTGTGCGAAGTGACGACTCAAGCGGTATCGCAGTGGCAGCAGAACGGCATTCCTAAAGCCCGCTTGCAATTCCTGCGCCTCGCTCGCCCTGACGTGTTCGTACCCGCGCCGGCGGCCGGCGCAGCTCACCCCGAATCCCAGCCGCAGTAACCGTTGCGACTTTTTTGCGCCTCAGCTGTTGCGCACAGGCAGTTGCTCTTGAGCGACCGCATCGAAATACCCATAGCGAATTACCCCCGATCGAGAACCACCCACAAGGAGAAGTGCCCATGTCCGCCAAGACCATCGAAGTAAAAGGCCTGCTCAGTGCCGACGAATTCATCGACTACGAAACCGAGCGTGTGTTCGCCGACGTCAAAACCAGTCCACTCATCCGCGCGTTCCTGAAGCGCTGGACGGCTGAGCAGAAGAATAAGCGCTCCCAGCAGCAGAAGGAATGGCCAGATCATGGCCAGAACATGGCCATGTCGTTGCCAGGCCGGGTCTCGCCCGACGAGCTTTACCTGCAGCTCTGCGGCAACTGAACCGAGGAACACATGCAAGACCAGGCACAGCCCAAGAACCCCGACAACGACAAAATCGGCACGGCGGCGCGCATCTGGCGCGCCATCGATAAAGAGGCGATCGCCAACAAATCCGACCACGCCAAGCGCGCGGCCGAGTACCGTGCGCGCCAGGAACTCCGCAAGGTCGTCGACGAAGCCGGGGAGGCGTGACGCGATGGGTCGCCAGGACCGCAAGGTGTCAGTCGAGGAACTCGATGACGCCATCGATGAGCTGTTGAAGGCCGGGCCCCACAGCGTTACCGAAGTGACGCGCGCGCTCGGTTGGTCCACTCGTGCCGTCTGTCCTCGACTCGAACAGCTGGAGCTCGAACACCGCGCTCATCGCGTCCGTGTTCGACTTCCCAACACGCCGACTGTCTGCTACCTCTGGCATTCCGGCCCCGCTCCAGGAAGCGCGGCCGTCGACCAGTGCGTCACTGCCACGGCGCTGCCTCATGCCAGGCAGCGGGCACTCGTCCCGTATCAGCAAAGCGTACGCGTGTTCGCTGCCGTCGGCCGCCGGGATCCGCTCGTGACCGCGCTGTTCGGGCCCGCGCGACAGGCGGCCGCATGACGACACCTCAAATCGAGAACGGCTTCACCATGATCGCGAACGAGCTGCTCGAGGCGATTCTGGGCGGCGGCTTCTCGCACCGCGAGCAGTCCGTCCTCCTCGCGATCATCCGGAAGACCTACGGCTATGCCAAGAAGGAAGACGACATGTCGGCCGCCCAGATCGGTGCCCTGTGCGGTGTGGCGCGTCAGCACGTCACGTCGACGCTCAACGCGCTCGCTGGCCGCAACGTGATCGGCAAGCGGGCAGGGAGGTTTGGCATGATCATCGGGATCCAGAAGGACCACAGAAAGTGGATCAGCGGCGAGCAGCTGAAGGCCCTGGCTTCAGCTGCCGATCCTATCGATTTTGCTAGTCCCGATTTGGGACTAGTCCCGAAACAGGACACGTCCCAAAACGGGACGGGGGGTAGTCCCGATTCGGGACAGGGCGATAGTCCCGAATCGGGACATACAAAAGAAACCCTTCCAAAAGAAAACCACCAAAATAAAAAACCTTGCGCTCCGCAAGCGGACCGCGACCAGGTCGACGAGAAGACCCCAGCAGGCCAAAAAGGCCGGGCCAAGACGGGACTCACTGCCGAACTGGCCGACCGCTTCGAGCGCTTCTACGCCGCCTATCCGCTGAAGAAGTCGCGTGGCACTGCCGAGAAGGCGTTCGGCAAGCTTCGCCCGGACGAGGACATGCTGGCCCAGCTGCTGGCCGGGCTGGAGAAGCGCCGAGCATCGGGCACGTGGATCGATCCGAAGTTCATCCCGTATCCCGCCAGCTGGCTGAATGCGAAGGGCTGGCTTGACGTCATCGACGTCGAGTACACGCCCGAGGCACGCGCCGTGATCGACACGTTCAACGAGCTGCTCGGCGCGCAGCTCGGCGAGGTGTCGTCGACGATCTTCGTGCCCGCCCGCGCGGCGCTGATTGCCGATTTCCTGACGTTCCAGACGAAGCCCGACCTCGCGCGGCGTTACTTCACCTGGCTGCGTGACGACAACGACCTGCCGCCGAAGATCGGCTTCGACCGCCTTGTGGGTCGACAGGGTTACGCCGATGCGACTGGCGGTAAATTTACGAGGAAACCATGACGAAGCACGACGTCGCCGGCGGCGCGCCGCCACACTCTGTCGAGGCCGAGCAGGCCGTCTTGGGCGCGCTGCTGCGCTTCAACGATGGCTTCGACCGGATCGGCGCGCTCGAGGCGAAGCACTTCTACCGGGAGGACCACCGCATCATCTTCGCCGAGATCGTGCGCATGATCTCGCGCGGCGAGTCGGCCGACACCATGACCGTGTGGGCCGCGCTGGAAGGCCGCGGCGGCGCCATCGTCGATGGCATCGGGCCATACCTGAACCAACTCGCGCAAACGGTGCCCAGCGCGGCCGGCATCGACCGCTACGCCGGGATCGTGGTCGACCGTGCCCTGCTGCGCGCGACGATGCATGTCGCCGACTCGATCAACGGCCTCGCGATGAATCCGAAGGGGAAAAGCGCGGACGAGGTCCTCGACGCCATGCAGACGATGGTGACGACGCTGGCCGAGCGCCGCGTGCGCAACGAGCCGAAGATGATCCGCGAAATCCTGCTCGACTTCGTCGACGGCGTCAGCAAGCGCGCCGAGGGCCAGGTGAACGCCATCCCCACCGGGCTCCCGAGCATGGACCGTCTGCTCAACGGCGGATTTCGTCCTGGGCAACTGATCATCGTCGCCGGCAGGCCGTCGATGGGCAAAACCGCACTGACTAGCGACATCGGCCTGAACATCGCGGCCGACCACAGCGTGCTCAATTTCAGCATGGAGATGGAAAGTCAGGAGATCGCCGGCCGCGCGCTGGCGAACCGCGGCCGCGTGTCGCTGGCCACCGTCATGGGCAGCATCGCGGCCGACGACGAGGCAGCTTGGGCGGGCGTGACGGCGGGCTGCATAAAGCTCGACGCGCTCAGCTTCGCGATCGACGACACGCCGGCGATCTCGTTGCTCGAGCTGCGAATGAAGGCGAAGGCTTGGAAGCGGCGGCACGGCCTGCATGTGATCACCGTGGATTACCTGGGCCTGATGTCCGGCGGCGATGGCGAGAAGCGGCACGAGCAGATCGGATCGTACTCGCGCGGCCTGAAGGCGCTGGCCAAGGAGCTCGGCGTGGCCGTCGTCGCGCTGGCCCAGCTGAACCGCAAGGTCGAGGACCGCCCAGACCGGCGTCCAGTGCTATCCGACCTGCGCGACTCGGGCGAGATCGAGCAGGATGCCGACATCGTGATGCTCGTGCACCGCCCCGAGATGTACGACCCAGAAAATCCGGACCTGCGCGGCTATGCCGAGGTGCTGGTCCGCAAACAGCGCAGCGGCCCGCTCGGCGACATCCCACTGATGTTCGACGGGCCCACCTGCAGTTTTTCCGATTGGTCCGGCCCGGCGCCATCGGCGCCCGCGGCGAAAGGACGCAGCTCAGCGAGGTTCGAAGGATGAGTGCAACTGTTTTCAAAAAAGGCCGGATCTGGCACTTCCGCTTCCAGGTCGGGAATGAGCGCGTGCAGCGCAGTACCCGCCTGACCAGCAAGGCGAAGGCCGAGGAAATGGCCAGGCGCGAGTACGACGCCGCGGTCGTGCGCGCCAACGGCGGCGAGCCGGTGCCGACGCTCGATGAACTAGCCGGCATGTGGGTAGTTGTCCACAGGCCGGTGGCGAGCTCCGCGCACATCCGCAGCGTCGAGACGTTCCGGCGCCTGCACATGTACGACCTGGGCGGCATGCCGATCGGCAGCATCACGACGAAGCACGTCGAGCTGGCGCGCGGCCACCACCTGGAGACGCGCGCGCCGTCCAGCGCGAACCACTGGCTGCGGATCCTGAAGCTGCTCACCATGTGGGCCGTGAAGCGCGACATCCTGGCCGCGTCGCCCTGGCGCGTGAAGATGCTGAAGGTCCAGAAGAAGCCGCGGCCGTTCCTGCCCGTCGACGTCGCCCGCACGTGGTTCGATGCCGTCGACGACGCTACGGCGCGCACGCCCAGCATCGGCACGGCCGTACGGCTGATGTTTGGCCTGGGCCTGCGCGAGAGCGAGGCCACGTCGGCGCGCTGGGAGTGGGTGGACTGGGAGCGGTCCACGTACACGCCCGGCATCACGAAGGGACGGGAGGCCGAGCCGGTGCCGATGCCGGCATGGCTGCGCGATCACCTCGCGCCGCTGCGCCAGGTAGACGGCCTGATCGTCGCGAAGCCGAGCGGACAGGCCTTCGCGCCCGGGTTCGCGCGCCAGGCCATGCGCCGCGCGAACAAGGCGTGCTCGGTGAAGGGCATCACGCCGCACCGCCTGCGCGGCACGTTCGCCACGCTGCTGTCCGAGGCCGGCGTGCCGATCCAGACTATTCAGCGCGTGATGCGTCACAAGAGCCATGCGACCACGATGGGCTACCTCGAGAAGAACCTCGACACGGCGGCGCGCGCGGCGGACGTGATCGGTGAAAAAGTGGGATTCGGTGGCGCGAAAGTGGCGCGAGTCCTCGAAGAAAGCCTGTAAATCCAGGCGATACAGATTATCAACAGTCATCGGGAATTGGCCCAGCCGGGCCGCAAACCAGCAGCGCGAAAGCGCATCAACCGCAGTGCTACTTGAAAAGGATGCAACATGAACGACCAAGCAATCGAGCAGGAAATCCAGGCCAAGGGCAAGACCGCGCCGCGCGTCACGCCGGCGGACATCGAGGCGAACATTGCGCACGAGGTTTATTTCGTGGCCGCAGATGCCGTGCGCTTCGCATACCTCACCTCTGATCCGGCCGACCACGAGCAGCGCGAGCGCAAGAACAGCATCATCGACAGCCTGCCCACCAGGTCGTACAGCGGCGCATGCATCGACATCGACGCGAACACGCACGTTCCGGCGTCGCTGCCGCTGCTCACGTTCTGCGTGCTGGTCCTGCGCAACGGCTTCACCGTCACCGGCGAGAGCGCCTGCGCCAGCCCGGATAACTTCGACGCGGAAATCGGCCGCAACATCGCGCGCCAGAACGCCGTGCAGAAGATCTGGCCGCTGATGGGCTACCAGCTGCGCGACGAGCTGCACCGCCGCGCTCAGTTCGATGCATCTCCGAAGACCAGCGAGGAGTCGCGCATGCAGAAGCATATCGACATGGTGCGCGAATCGGGATGGGCGCCCGGCGACGGCGACGGCCGGCAGGATGACGACGTGCACGTGGCCGCGCGCGCTGCCGAAGTACGGAAATCCGAAGTGCACGACCGCGCACCTTCCCGCTACGAGACGCTGCCCCCGTCGCGCCAGGCGCGCGCTGCGAATCTGCCGGCGCATCAGAAGCGCGTGATCGACGAGAAGCGCGAGCTGGACGAGCGGAAGGAGAAGCTTGAGGCGTTCTTCGACACGCCGAAGTTTGCCCAGCTGGACGCGGACGAACAAGGTCGGCTGCATGCGCAGCGCGGTGCGATGGCGGCCTACGCGCGCATTCTCAGCGAGCGCATCAGCGCGTTCGCCGGTGAGCATGCGGTCCTCGACGCCAGTTCCTCCCGCTGATGCGCAGTCGGGACGCCGACTACATGTGCGGCCTGTGCGACGAGTTCGACGTCGACCAGGCTGCGCCCGAGCTGACAGCGCAGGGAATGGGCCGTTGCCTCGTGCGCGATGAGCGCGGCCCGCTCGACTTGCATGTGGCGTGCGGCGACGGTTCGTGTGTCTCCTTTCGCCTCGATCGGGATAACCAGCGCCGACGCCGACAGTTCATCGACGCGCATCGTCGCGTGCACGACACGGATCAGTAGCAGAGTGAAAACGGTGTTCAAATTCGCTCGATGACTGCCGGAAATTTCTTGTCGGCACCGGTTAACATGAACGGGTTGCTCAACTGGAGAAAGCCATGTCCGCCACCGCTACCCTCGGCTTGTTTACTGCCCCGACCCTTCGTCGTGTTCGTCGCGAAGAGCTACGCCCGACGACGTTCGTGAAACCGGATGGGCTCGAGCTGTGTCTGGCGTGCTGGAAGGACTGGATGACGGGCGATCAGGATAAAGACCTGGGCATGAAGACGATGCGCGGGCTGGCCAGCGGGGTCGACGATGGCGAGGGAGCAGACGAGGCTCGCCAGGATGTCTATGAAGCGCAACAGGTTGCCGATCAGCGCGTGGGCGCCGCCACGGACGCGATGATCAACAGCTTGAGCCGGATTCACGTGTGGGCTATCTACCGAGCGTGCAGCATCGCCAGCGTATGGAATTTTCCGAATGCGGACTTTGCAACGGTCGCCGCCGAGGCGCGCGATGAGCTGGCGACGAAACTCAAGCGAAATGTTTGCACGGCAACGCTGTTCTGATATAGTCGAGGTTCAGGCGGCATTCGCTCGCCCAGAAAAAAGCCCGAACCGTTAAAAGTTCGGGCTTTTTGCGTTTACGGCCCACTTTGCGGATGGCTCTGGGGTGCGTACGTAGAAGCGCGACGAAATGCGCACGGGATTACAGTTGCCCGATGAGTTCCGGAGCTCCCGCCCGGATAGTCTCAGGAGACGGCGCCCACGACTACACGAATACGAGCTGGCATCGGCCAGAACAGACGAGCGTCTACCCGGGCGCGCGACGTCGCCGGACGCTGTAACCGGCACGAATGTCTCCTCCCTGATCCCGGTCAGGGATTCAGCCGCCTGCGCAGCGATGTGTCGGCGGCTTTTTTTATTCACGAGGTACACGATGCAGATGAGCACTGCGGCAGAACGCTCCTGGTTGATGATCCTCGTCCAGTTGGAGCAGAACCGGATCGCGCTCCTGCGCACATTGCCAGGGTAGATAGCCATGGGACGCCAATCCAAGTTGACAGACGCGCAATGGGAGACGATCGGCAAGCGCCTGCTGGCTGGTGAGTCCCCTTCCGCACTGGCACGGGAGTTCGGGGTCAGCAAGTCCACGATCTCTGGCCGATTTTCCGAACGGGTACAAAACGTAAAAGATGCAGCAAATCAAATAGTTGCCGCTGAGCGTGCCCTGTCGAAACTGAACATTTCCGAACAAATAGCCGCACGTTCGCTTGCCGACGACCTGAAGGCGATCAGCGAGCACCTGGCCGGCGCCGCGCGCTTCGGGGCCGCCACCGCGCACCGGCTGTCGGGAATCGCGCACAACAAGGCCGCCGAGATAGACGACGCCGCGCCGCTGAACGACAAAAGCCGCGAGGCGCTGACCAACATTGCCGCGCTGACCAAGATGGCGAACGACGCCAGCGAGATCGGCATGAACCTGCTGAAGGCGAACAAGGACACGATCGACGACCTGAATAAGCGCGACACGGAGCAGGCCAGCCCGGCCAACCCAGCGCGCGGCACGGTCTTCAAGATCGTGAGGCCCGAATGACCGCCGCGCTCGAGCAACCGCTGGAGATCGAGCTGTTCGAAGCCTTCGAGTTTCTGCTGTACCCGAAGCGGGTCAAGGTCCCATTCGGCGGCCGCGGCGGCGCAAAGACGGAGGAAATCGCCGAGATTCTGGTGTGGATGATGTGGCAGTACGGCACGAAGCTGCTGTGCGCGCGCGAGTTCCAGAATTCGATCGATGAATCCAGCAAGGCCGTGCTCGAGGCGAAGATCGAAAAGCTCGGCCTCGGAGAGTTCTTCGAAATCCAGAACGACGGCATCTACGGCCGCAACGGCGCATGCGCGAAGTTCGTCGGCCTGGCGCGCAATATCACGTCGATCAAGTCGAAGTTCGGCTACAACATCGTCTGGGTGGAGGAGGCGGAAAACGTCAGCGAGAACAGTTGGAAGGTACTGGTCCCGACCATCCGTGAAGCGAACTCGGAAATCTGGGTCAGCTTCAACCCCAATGAGCCCGACGCACCAACCTACAAGCGCTTCGTGGTGCCGTACCTCGATCACATCAACGCCGAGATCGCCGCCGGCCGCCCTGGCATATACGAGGACGACTACACGTACGTGCGCAAGGTGTCGTGGCGCGACAATCCGCGCTTCCCAGATGTGCTGCGCGTCGAGATGGAGCGCGAAAAGGCCATTAACTTCAAGAGGTATCTGCACGTGTGGGAAGGTGAATGCAACGCCGACTATGAGGATTCGGTGATAGAGCCCGAGTGGATCGATGCCGCGGTCGACGCGCACAAGAAGCTGAATTACAAAACCCGTGGTGACCGCGTCGTCGGGTTTGACCCGGCCGACAGCGGCACCGATGCCAAGTCGATCACGAAGCGCTACGGCATGCTCGTCGAGGACGTGAAGCGCTGGAACGACGGCGACATCGATGACGCAATCACGCGCACGTTCGACGACGCCTTCGACTACCGGGCCGACATCATCGTCTACGACAGCATCGGCGTCGGAGCCGGCGTCAAGGTCGGGCTGAAGGAACGCATCGCCGGCCGCAACATCGACGTGCAGGGCTTCGGCGCAGGCGACTCGCCGTGGCCAGGCGTCTACGAGGAAGACCGGAAGAACGAGGACGTGTTCCGGAACCTGCGCGCGATGGGCTGGTGGCTGCTGCGCGACCGCTTCAAGCGCACATACGAGGCCATCGTCAAGGGCGAGTACCACGACCCCGCCACCATGATCAGCCTGTCGAGCGACATCAAGGACCTGCAGCAGCTGAAGACGGAGCTGGTCCGCCAGCAGCGGAAGCGCACGGCCGGCTCGAAGATGATCCAGCTGGTGAGCAAGGACGAGATGCGCGCGAAGAAGATCCCGTCGCCGAACATGGCGGACAGCTTGATGATGTCCTTCATGGTGCGCGACAAGAAGAAACCGAAGCACGACTTCACGAAATCCGCCGCGGCGGGCGCAAGGACACTTTAATGGCAAACGATCTACAACAGGCGCTGGAACAGTACGAGGACGCGATCTCGTCGACGCGGGAGCAGCGGCAGCAGATCGAGGAGGATCTGAAATTCTCCGATCCGTCGAACCCGCAGCAGTGGGACGAGACGGTCCGCCGCGCGCGCGAAACCGACCCGGGCGGCGCGCGGCCGTGCCTCGTGATGGACCACACCGGGCAGTACGTGGCAAACGTTTCCGGCCAGATCATCAAATCGCCGCCGGCAATCCACACGGTTCCAGTGGGCTCCGGCGCCGACGTGAAGGTGTCGGAACACCTCGACGGCATGCTGCGCCACTTCGAATACGCCAGCCGCGCGCAGACGCATTACGGCGTCGCGCTCACCTCGGCGGCCCGTGCCGGCGTCGGCTACTTGATCGTGCGGCCGGCGTACGTCGACCGCGCGCTCGGCTACCAGGAGCCGCGCATCAGCTCCGAGGCGGACCCGCTGCGCGTGGTGTTCGACCCATGGAGCGTGCAGCTGGACGGCAGCGACGCCACTTTTGGCTACCTGCTGACGTCGATGAGCCCGCGCGAATTCGAGCGCAAGTACGGCGCCAAGGCCGAGAAGGTTAGTTTCGGCGCGGACCAGCGATCGATGGATGGCGCATCGGATCGCCAGTCGATCGTCGTGGCCGAACAGTGGTACAAGGAGGAGCAGACCCGGAACATCATCATCTGGCTCGGCGTCGACGGTCAGGAGGTGAGCGGCGCGGAGGAAGAGTACTGGGCCGCGTGCAAGAATGCGGGTCTCAAGCTGCAGTTCCTGCGCAGCTACCGCGACAAGATCCAGTGCGTGAAGTGGCGCACGATGAGCGGCGCGGCGATCCTCGAGACGGTAAAGGGACAGGACGGCAATGAGGCGTGCTACCCGGCCGACTCCATCGGCATCGTGCCCGTTTACGGCTACTGGGGCATCAGCGATGGCCGTCTGAAGTACTGCGGCATCCCGCGCCGCGCGATGAATCCGCAGCGCGCCTACAACTACCACAAGTCCGAGGAGCTGGCGTACATGGCCAGCGCGCCGAAATCTCCATGGACCGCGTCGGTGCGCGCGATCGCCGGCCTGGAAGCAATCTGGGACCGCGCTTCCATCGACACGCGCGCTTACCTGCCGTACAACGACATCGACGAGGATGGCCAGCCAGTCGCGCCGCCGACGCGTTCGAACGTCACGATCAACCTGCAAAACCACATCGTGGGCGCGCAGGAAGCGCTGCGCGACCTCGAGGCGACGATCGGCATGTACCAGGCCAACCTGGGCGCACCGAGCAACGAACAATCCGGCGTCGCCATCGACGCGCGCAAGGAGCAGGGCGAGGCCAGCACGGCGCACTTCCCGCAGAACCTGGCCGCGTCGCTGGGCCAGGTGGGGCGCATCGTGATCCAGATGGCGGCGAAGCTGATCGACACGAAGCGGCAGCAGCGCATCCTCGGCATCGACATGAAGCCGGGCAGTGTCACGGTCGACCCCGAGCAGGAACAGGCCGTGCAGCAGACGGACCACGGTGTCGTCATCAATCCGAACGTCGGCAAATACGACGTGCGCGTGGTCATCGGGGCGAGCTACAGCACCCAGCGCAGCCAGGGCCAGGCCGCCTTGTCGGAGGTCATGCGGAATAACCCGGACATGACGCCGGCGATCGCGCCGCTGTGGGCACAAAGCTTGGACATACCGCATGCGGACAAGCTGGCCCAGGTCTTGACCGCGATGGCGCCGGCGCCGGTGCAGGCGATCTTGAATCCGGATGGAGCGAAGCAGCCGAAACCCGAGCAGCTGCTGCAGCAGGTCCAGCAGGCGCAGGCCGCGCTGAAGGAAGCGATCCAGCACGCGCACGACGCCCAAGCCGAGGCCGACGAAGCGCAGGAGAAACTGCACGACAAAAACGCCGAGCTGGAAGTGAAACGGCGCGAACTGCAGATCAAAGCGTACGACGCCGCGACGAAGCGGATCCAGGTGACGAGCGCGGCCATGACGCCGGACGAGATCCGGATGATGGTGGCCGAAACTGTGGACGCGATGCTCAGCCATCCCGACCCGCTGCCGAGCGAACAGGCGACTCAGCCGGTGGACGAGCCAGCGCCGCCGCCCGCGCCGGATCCGGACCAGTTGGCCGCGCCCGACGCAGCAGCGCCTCCCGAGCCGGACCCCGATCAACCCGATCCCGCTGCACAGCAGCAAACCACGAACCCGCCGAGTGCGGGTTTTTCTTTGCCTGACCCACAAGAAGGAGCACAGCTTTGAACGTCAACGACACCGCATTGCCAACTGGCGACAACAACGCCGCGGCGGGCGATCCCGCGAATAACGGCGCCGCGCACGACATCGACCAGCCCAACCCGGGCGAAGGAAACGGCGACGGCGCCGCGCCCGGTGACGGTGCGGGCAAGGAGCTTGCAGGGGAGGCGAAGAAGGAGAAGACGCCCGAGCAACGCGAGATCGATCGCCTGCGCCGCCGCGTCGACAACCTGACTCGCCAGAAGTACGAGCTGCGCGCCGCCGTGCCGGCCGCAGGACAGCCGCAGCAACAGGACCAGGCGGACGACGATGAACCCGTGACGCTGACCCGCGCCGAACTGAGCCAGCGCATCGCAGAGCAGGCCAAGCAGCTTGCACCGACGATGCGCGAGCAGCAGGCCGAAGCCGAGCGTCGCCATGGGGTAGTCACCTCGCTCGCAAAGGAATGGGGCCAGGAGAAGTTCAACAACCTCTCGGCTGAACTGGACGACGCCATGGGTGGCCTCGTCGATCGCCGCGGCGCGCCCAAGCCCGCCACCGACGCGATCTTCGAAGCGGACAGCCCGAAGGACGTCATCGAGTACCTGACCGACCCCGACAACGCTGACGAGGCCGCCACCATTTCGAGCATGAGCGCGCTGCAGGCCGGGCGCGCGATCGCCAAGATCGAACAGAAGGTCGAGGCCGCGAAATCGAAGGCCAAGCCCAAGCCCAGCAACGCGCCCGCGCCGATCGAACCGGCGCGCGGCGGCGGCGTGCCCAACAGCATGCCAGACCCATCCAACACCAAGGCCTACATCGCCTGGGCGAATGCCCAGGAACGGGCACAACGCTAAATAGGAGCCATCCATGGCAAACGCACTCGTCACTTCGCAGGTCATCACGAACGAAGTTCTGCGCATCGCGCACAACAGCTCGGCCTTCCTGGGCAACACCAACTCGGACTACAAGGATTCGTGGGACAAGGACCTGAAGCCCGGCCAGACCGTCAATGCGCGCGCGCCGGTCCAGTTCACCCACCGCACTGGCGAAACCGCCAACGTGCAGGACATCACGGAGCGCAGCGTGCCGGTCACCCTGCAGCCGCTGCTGGGTCTGGACTTCGCGGTCGGCTCGACCGAACTTACCACGTCGGTCGGCAGCGACGGCAAGGTCAGCAAGGCCTTCAAGGACCGCTACCTGAAACCGGCCGGCCTGAAACTGGGCGCGATCCTGGACTACAACATCGGCCAGATCCTCAAGAACGGCACGCACCAGATCGTCGGCACGCCGGGCACTCCGCCGTCCACCTTCGCTGACCTGCTGCAGGCGGGCGTGCCGCTCGACCGCATGAGCGTGCCGCGCGACGGCCAGCGCATGGCGGCCATCGAGCCGGGCGCCAACGCAACCATCGTCGCGGGCCTGTCCGGTCTGTTCAACAACCAGGGCGTGCTGGCCGAGCAGTACAAGACGGGCGTCATCAAGACCGGCGCCGGCCTGGACATCGCCATGTCGCAGAACGTGCCGTCGCACACGGTCGGCCCGCTGGGCGGCACGCCGCTCGTCAATGGCGCCAACCAGGGCCTGACCAACGCCGGCTCGACGGACAACCCGTACGCCGCGACCACGACGTTGGTGACCGACGGCTGGACCGCCGCCGCCGCACCGCGCCTGAACGCAGGCGACACGTTCACGATCGCTGGCGTGTTCTCGGTCAACCCGGAGACGAAGCAGTCGACGGGCGTGCTGCAGTCGTTCCTCGTGACCGCTGCCGTGTCGTCGGACGCTGCAGGTAACGCGAGCGTGATCATCAGCCCGGCCATCATCGCCGGCGGCGCGTACCAGAACGTCACCGCGCGCCCGGCCGACAACGCCGCGATCACGATCACCTCGGGCGCTGCGAACACGACCTACACCCAGAACATGGTGTGGCACCGCGACGCAATCACGTTCGTCTCCCCCAAGCAGGAACTGCCGGGCGGCATGGACATGGCCTACCAGGCGTCGCTGGCCGACGAGGGCGGCGTCACGCTGCGCTTCGTGCGCGGCTTCGACATCACGAACAACAAGTTCGTCAGCCGCTTCGACATCCTGTGGGGTGCCGCCGTGACGCTGCCGAACTTCGCCGTTCGCCGCACGAACTGATCCACAACGGGCCGGCGCGCGCTGGCCCGTTTTTCCAACCATAGGAGATTTGCATGTACCCGCTCAACATGAAACTGATCGATGGCATCGGCTTTGCCGTCGCCAACGACGAGACTGAACACCAGGCGCTCACCGACGCCGGCTACGGCCCGGCCTATGTCCCTCCGCAGGACGACGCGGTCCCCGCCAAGGCCACCAAGACTGCAGCGAAGTAAGCCATGACGACGGCCCGCACCATCATTTCGCTCGCGCTCGAGGGCATGAACAAGCTGTCGCCTGGCGAGGTTCTCGACGCCGACCTGGTGGCCGTCTGCCTACGCCGCCTGAACGCAATCGCCGACGACTGGAGCGCGGGCCGCGACATGACGCCGCAGGACGTTATCGCCTCGGGCGCCGTGACCGGGGCCAGTTTGACGCTGGGCACCGCGCCGTTCGCGGCGATCGCATCCGGCGAGGAAGTCATCTCGGCACAGGCCGACGGTTTCCGGATGACGCCGATCACCATGCAGCAGTACAACGACATTAGGGTGAAGGCGCAGTCGGGCCGCCCGGAGGTTTATGCGTGGGACGGCCTCGGGACGGTCTTTCTGTATCCGGCCGCCGCCGGCAACACGATCAATCTGCTGACGCGCGCGCCCTTCGCCAGCTTCGTCGACCTCGACACGGCATACACGCTGCCGTCCGGCTACCAGGGCGCTTTCGTCGCCTCGCTCGCAGTGGCGATGGCGCCGGCACTGCTCGGCGGCGTCCCGCCCGGCCTGCAACTGGCCGAGAGAAAGGCGCTGTTCAACGTCGCAAGTGCAAACGTCCGCCCAGCGATCGTCAGCGCGAACCCGCTGTCGCCGCGCGCGTGCGGGAACATCCTGCAGGGGTGGCGTTGATGGCCGGCCGGAACTTCATCCCCTGCATCGGCCCGAGCTATCACCTGGACGACCGCAAGGCTGCCGTGCAAACGGCCATCAACTGCTACCTCGAGCAGATCGAGGGCCTGGGCGAGACGCGCACGCTGACGCAGGTGTCCGTGCCCGGCCTGGCCAGCTACCTGTCGCTCGGCGCCGAGATCCGGGGCCAGCGCAACGTCGAGGGCCGCTGGTTCGTCGTTGCCGGCGGCACGCTGTTCGAGATCGTGAGCGGCGCCGCCGTGAGCCGCGGCGTGCTGTCGAGCGTCACGGGCATGGCCGGCATGTCGCACAACAACACCCAGCTCGTGATCGTGGGCGGCGCCGGCGGCGACGTGTTCAACCTCGGCACGAACACCCTGGCGCCGATCACGTCGCCGGGATGGCGAGGCTCGAAGACGGTAGGCTTCATCGACGGCTACACGATCTTCGTCGCGCCGGCCACCGACCAGTTCTACATCACGGCGCTGGACGATGCCAGTTCGCTCGATGCGCTGGACTTCTCCTCGGCGGACGCGCAGCCCGACAACATCGTCGCTGCGCTGGTGATGCACCGCGAGCTGATTCTGCTCGGCCTATACACGACGGAGATCTGGGTCGACAGCGGCGACGGCCTGTTTCCATTCGTTCGCTACAACTCCGCGCAGATCGATATCGGATGCGTGGGCACGGGCGCGTGCATCGTGGCCGCCGACTCGGTGTTCTGGATCGGCCAGACGCGCACCGGCAGCGGCATCGTGTACCAGATGGCCGGTCACTCGCCGAACCGCGTCTCGACGCGCGCCATCGAGCAGATGCTGGCCAAGTCGACCGACATCAGCGCCGCGACCATGTGGACGTACCAGGTCGACGGCCACGAGTTCATCGGCATCAACGCGCCAGGCCTGTCGACGACGCTGGTGTACGACGCGGCGATGCAGCAGTGGCACGAACGCGCCGAGTGGTTCGACGGCTGGGCGCCGCTGCGCGTGACGTCGGTGTGCTACGTGAACGGCGGCCAGTACGCAGGCGATGCGAAGGGCAATCTGTACCGGCTGGACGCCGGCGTTTACATGAACGGTACCGACCCGCTCGTGCGCGAGCGGACCTGGCCGCACATGGTGAAGGCGAGCATGGAGCCGATAACGTTCCGAGGCCTCGAGCTGGCGTGCACGACGGGGTACGGCGGGAACGTCACGCTCGAAATCTCAAACGACGGAGGCTTCAACTTCGGGCCGAAGCTGATCCGGTCGCTGGGCGCAGTCGGCCGCTGGATGCAGAAGGTCCGGTGGATGATGCTCGGCACTGCGCACGACCGCGTCTTCCGGATCCGCTGTTCTGACCCGGTCCCATTCAACATCCACGCTGTGGCGGTCGACGATGCTTAACGTTCCACCTCCGACTCGGGTCGCCATCGGCACCGTCGAAATCGCCGGCAAGAAGTACGAGGTGTTCGCCTCGATCGAATGGGCACGCTACTTCCAGCAGCTGAACACGCAGACGTTGGCCAACGCGTCGGCCCTGGGGGCCGCGCAGCCGCACACGGCGCTGCTGAACGACGTGATGGACGCGCCCGACGTGTTTCCGGGCCCGCCCGGTCCGCCCGGCGCTGCTGGCGATCCCGGCCTGGCGCTGTTCCTGCTGCAGGACAGCGTCGACGACCAGGTCATGCTGGTCCCGCAGGCGCTCGACCTCTCCGCGCCGCCGCCCATCGGCAACCGGACGGCGGCGTCGGGCAGCTTTACCACCCTCACGGCATCGTCCGGCTTCGGCTGCAACGGGAAGAGCGCGCAAAGCGCTGTGACCGTCAACGCCGCCTCGACGGACCTTGCCTCTGTTATCGCACTCTGCAACCAGTTGCGCGCCGCACTCATCGCCAACGGCATCGCCGCATAGAAGGAACACCATGGCATCCAACAAGACTTTCCGCTTCGGCCCGGTCGCGCTGACTGCGGCGCTGACCACGAACCTGCTGAACCCGCCGACGGCGGCCGGTGGCGTGAACGCCGGCGCCGCGCCGCAGTACATCGTGCTCAAGCACCTGCGCGTCACGAACAAAACCGGCTCAGCCGCTTCGTTCTCGATGTGGCTCGGCGCGACCGGCGCGAACGCGGCCGGCACCGAGGTGATCGGGCAGGGCCAGGTTGTGGCCGCGAACAGCTCCTACGACTGGTATGGCCTGCTGCGCATCGATGCGACGGACTTCCTCGTCGGCGGCGCGAACGTTGCCAACGCGCTGTCCGTCTCGGGCGAGGGCGAGATCGGAGTGGCAGGCTGATGGACATCCAATTCCACGGCGGCGACGCCCAATCCGGCAACGTGTTCGCGGTCGAGACCCGCGCGGAAGCCGGCTACATGCTCGAATCCCATGTGCACGAGCATTCACACATGTCGGTCCTCGTGTCTGGAACCGCAGACGTGACGATCGACGGCAAGACCGAGCGCATGACCGGCTACCGGCTGCTCACGATCCCGGCCAACACGAAACACAGCGTGCAGGCGGTGACGGACGTCGTCTGGTTGTGCCTGTGGGCCGACGACCTGGCGCCGAGGCGGCAGGCTGAAGAATCCCTGAAGCTGGTACCGAATTATGAGTGAAAAAATCAAACTGATCGCGAAGAACTGGGATGTCGGTCCGGTCCTCTGGAAGCTGCACAGCCATCCCGAGCTCTGGAACCAGCACACCGCACGGACGGAGGACCCCGCCAGCCCGCATCACGGCCTGGACGACATCTGGGCGCGGTACGGCGACGCGGCGCGCGCGCATGATGGGCAGGCCCACCAGTCTCACTGGTATCCGGCATCCGAGGTGCTCGGCATCAAGCAGACCTGCCTCGATCTAATGCACATGGTCGGTGGTACCGAGCTGGGTGGCGTGCTCATCACACGCATCCCACCAGGTGCGCGGTGCCGCCCACACGTCGACCCGGGCTGGCACGCACGGAATTACGAGAAATTCGCCGTGCAGATCGCAAGCGCGCCCGGCCAGCGCTTTTGCTTCGAGGGCGAAAGCCTAGAAACGCGGCCCGGCGACGTCTTCTGGTTCGACAACCAGCATTTGCACTGGGTCGAAAACGACACGCCCTATGAGCGCGTGACGATGATCGTTTGCATCAGAAAGGAACCCTGATATGCCATGGGCAGCAGCAGCAGCAGTCGGCGGTGCGTTGCTTACCAGCGACGCAACCCGTCATGCGGCGAACCAGCAAGCGGACGGTACCGCCGCCGCGCTCGACGAGACAAAGCGCGAGTTCGACGTAACGCAGGCCAATCAGGCGCCGTACCTCGAGGCTGGCAAAACCGCGCTCGGGAAGTTGGCCGCCGAGAACGACGTGCCGCTCGATCAAAGCACGGTCGAGCTGGATCCGGGCTACCAGTTTGGCCTCCAGCAGGGCCAGCAGGCGATCGACCGGAAGACGGCGGCCGCCGGCGGCCGCATCTCCGGCGCCGCGCTCAAGGCGGCAGCGCAGTATGGCACCGATTACGCGACCAGCGGCTATAGCGCTGCGTACTCGCGCACGAACCAGGCGCGCACGGATCGACTGAACCGTCTCGCGGCGCTGGCAGGTGTCGGCCAAACCGCGACCCAAAATGTGGATGCAGCCGGCGCGAATTCGGCGAATGCGCGCAGCGCCCTGATGGTGGCCGCCGGGGACAACGCGGGTGCTGCAACGATGGCTCAAGCCAATATCTGGGGCAATGCCGGCAACCAGCTTGCCGCGCTGTACACGCGTCGCACAGCCACCGCCCCGAACCCGTACACGTCCGCCAACCAATATTCCGGCGGCAATGACGGATGGACCATGCCGAACGGCGAGAGCCTGGGCACCTGAGGAGAACCACGTGGCCAATAGCAACATCTTCCAGCAGTACCTGGCGCCGCCGAAGTCGGTGCTGGACTACTCGGCCGAGCTTGACCAGGCCGATGCACGCAAACAAGCCTTCCAGCAGAACGCGCTGACGCTGGCGGCGGGCCAACAGAAATTCGACGAGCAACAACAGGCCGGCCAGCGAGTGGCACAGCTGCGCACCGCGCTGCTTGGCCTGCCGCAAGGGGCGACGGACGACCAGCGCGTCGCGGCCATGCGCGGCACCGCGACGCCGGAAGGTTTCGCTGCGGCGGACGCGCTCAGCAAGTCCCTGATCGAGCAGCGCAAGGGCACGGCCGCAGCGGCAAAGGACGAGGCGGACACGGCCAAGACCAGCCTGGCGCGCGACGTCGCGCTGCACGACTTTCACGCTCAAAAGCTGGCGACCGTACAGACGCCCGAGGACGCCCTAGCGTGGGCTCAGGAGGGGCAGGCTCTCGGCCTGTTCAAGCAGCCCGGGCAGTACGAGCGCGGCATCGCGGCGATCCAGCAGGCGGCGCAGGATCCGCAGGCTTTCGCCAAGTGGAAGGCAACTGCGATGCAGGGCGGCCAATCGATTACCGAGCAGCTGAAACAGCAACTCGAGCAGGCGAAGCAGGCCGAGCAGGTGCGCCAGTTCAACGTCACGGACAAGCGGATCCGATCCGAGGCGGCGCTCGATCGCGAAGCTGCGGACGCCGACATCGGCTTTACGCCAGACGCCATCGGCAACGCTGCTGATCGCTACAACGTCGATGGCACCCTGCCGCCGATGGGAATGGGCAAGGCCGGTTCGGCTGGCCGCGCGGCGATCCTCAACGAGGCTGCCCGTCGCAAGGCAGCGGAAGGTGTCAGCGGCACCGACCAGCGCATCGCCCAGCTCGGTGCCAAGGGTGAAGCCCAGGCGAAGGCCGCGTCGCTGCGCGCGTACTCGGCGGCGGGCAAGGAAGGCCAGGCGATCCAGGCGACGAACACCGGCCTGAACCACCTAGAGACGATCGAGCAGCTGGCGGCGGCCCAGAAGAACGGTCAGACCCAGCTGTTCAATAGCATCGCCAACAAGCTTGCCGCCGCAACCGGCCAGCCAGCACCGACCAACCTGGCCGCCGCGATCACGATGGTGTCGCCGGAGGTGTCGAAGGCGGTCATCGGGGCTGCGGGCGGCCAGGCCGAGCGCGAGGAATTCGCCCGCAACTTCAATCCGAACGCTTCGCCGCAGCAGGCGCTGCAGGGCGTCGGCGTCATAAAGGAGCTGATGGGCGGTCGTCTGACCGAGGCGCAGCGCACGTACGAGCGCACCACCGGCAGAAAGGACTTCCGCGGAACGATGCTGTCGCCGGCGGCGCAGCGCGTGCTGGACAAGGCGGGCCATGCTGGCGGTGCCGGCGGCGGCAAACCGTCCCTATCCGACATTTTTGGGCAATAAGCCATGAGCTCGATTCAAGACAAGATCGCCCAGGCCAAGGCCGCCGGCTACAGCGACGCGCAGATCGCAAGCCATCTGGCGGAATCGCCGGACTATGCGGACAAGATCAAGGCGGCAGCGGCGGCCGGGTACAAGGCCGAGGACATCGTCAGCCACCTCGCCGGCAAGCCTGCGGCGAAGGCCGATAGTGCCAGCAGCAACGGCATCGGCGGCGCGATGGTCGATGGCGTGGTGGGCGCGCTGGCCGGCGCAGGCGCCAGTTTCGGCAAGACAGTGCTGGGCGCGCAGCGGCTCGTCGGCAAGGGCCTTGTCGCGCTCGGCGATGCGACATCCAACGAAGCGCCGACGCTGTCCGACCTCGTCGCCGGCAGGAAGCCGACGTCGATGGTCGGCCGGGCTGGCAAGTGGCTCGTCGACGACGCCGACGCCGGCAAGGCGAAGCTGGAGGCGGAGAACGCTCCATACAAGGCCGCCAGCCCGACCGCAAATGCCATGGGCGCAGTCGGCGGCTCGATCGCGGCTACTTTGCCGGTGGGCGGCCTGCTGCCGAACGCATTGAAGGCAGCGGCCGGCGCGAAGACGGTCGTCGGCATCGTTCCGCGCGCGGCTCAGGCAGCCGGGGTCGGAGCGGTCTACGGCGGCGTGACGGGCGCCACGGATTCGAACGCCGATACGTTCGGCGGCATGCTGGCGGACGGCGCGAAGTCGGCGGCCACCGGTGCGGCTCTCGGCGGCGTGGCGACGCCAGTGACCTCCGCGCTGGGCGCCGTGGCCGGCAACGTGGCACAGCGTATGTCCAAGACCAGTGCCGCAGAGTATGCGCGGCAGAAGGTGGCCGAGGCGCTGGCACGCGACGCTCGCGGCACGCTGGCCACCAGCGGTGTGACGAACCCGCTGGCCCAGGCGGCCACACGCCTTTCCAAGTTGGGCGAGGAGGCGACGCTGGCTGACGCCGGCGGCCGCAATACCAACCAGCTGCTCGACACGTTGGCGATCCTGCCGGGCCGCACGAAGGAATCGGCATACAACCTGCTGCACGCACGCACGGCCGGCGTCGGCGACCGCATGCGCACCGCGGCGGAAGACGCGCTCGACACGCAGGGCCAGCGCCTGCCGGCGACGATTGAGTCGCTCATCACGCGTCGGCAGCAGGATTCGGCCCCGTTGTACAAGCAGCTGCGCGGGATCGACATCCAGCCCAGCGCGGACCTGGCCGAGCTCATGAAGCACGCGGACGAACTCGGCGTGACCAAGCTCGGACGGGAAATCGCTACCGCGCGCCAGATGCCCTTCACCCTCGATGCCGCAGCGCCGTCGAAATGGAACATGGGCGACCTCGACCACGTGAAGCAGGGCATCGACCAGGTGCTGTCGAGTAGGAAGGCCATGAACCAGGACGGCACGCTGACTCCGCTCGGCAATGCGTACATGGACCTGCAGAAAAAGCTTGTCGCTGCGCTGGACGAGGCAACCCTGGACGGCAAAACCGGCGAGTCGCTCTACCGGCGCGCGCGCGAGGCCTTCGCGACGCCGTCCCAGCTGATGGACGCGGCCAACGCTGGCAAGATGGCGATCAACCGCGACGAGTCGAGCATCCAGAGCATGATGAAGGGCATGTCGGACAACGAGCTGCAGGCCTTCCGGATCGGCGCGTTCGAAGGCCTGCGCGGAAAGCTCGGCACCCAGGGCGGCCAGACCCAGATCATGAATATGTGGAAGGAGCCAGCCACCCAGGAGAAGCTGAAAGCGGTGTTCGGCGACCTGCCCTCATACCGGGAGTTTGCGTCCAGCGTCGCGAAGGAGGCCCAGCTGAAGCGCCTGCAGAGCGTCGGCGCCGGATCCCAGACGGCCGCGCGCCAGGCCGGAATGGGCGACCTCGACCTGGCGGCGCTGACGGAGGCGGGCGGGGCGCTTGGCGCGGCCAAGTCCGGAAACCTGCTGTCGGCGCTGGGCTCGGCCAAGAACGTCTGGAACCGCGTCGCGACGCCGCAGTCGGTGCGCGACGAAATGGGCGCCTTGCTGCTGGCCAAGGGCGTCAACGGCGCGCGCAACTTGAACAGCCTCGAGGATCTCGTCCAGCGGATCAACAGCCGAAACATGCTGCTCTCGAACGGCGTCGGCGTGCTGGGAGGCCAACTCGGCGGCAAGCTCGCCGTGCCCGCGCAGCTGAAGTAGCGAAAGTCGCGTCACCCCAACGGCCCACCCTGACCAGGTGGGCTTTTTTATTTCGACCCCGCTTGTGCGGGGTTTTTTGTTAGGACGATCCATGGCAGCCAGTCAGCCAGCAAATTTCAACCTGCAAGAGTTCACCGACGCCGGCCAGCTGCTCGTGGGCGGCCGCCTCTACACCTACGCGTACGGGACGACCGCCCAGAAGATCGCCTATACCGATCCGGCCGGCACGGTGCCGCACACGTACACGTCCGACGGGGCGGGCGGCCAATACATCGCGCTGAACGCACGCGGCGAGCTGCCGGCACCGCTGTACCTGGTATCTGGCTCCTACGATATCGCCCTCAAGCGTGCCGACGGCTCGACGGTTTGGACTCGAAAGGCGGACGGCGTCGAGAACTCCGTGCTTTCGTGGATTGAACAGTTTGCCACCGCGCTCGGGGCCACGCTGATGGGCTTCATCCAGGCGGGTTTCGGCGCCGTAAAGCGCACCGTCCAGGATAAGCTGCGCGACCGTGTGAGCGCTCAGGACTTCGGCGCGAAGGGCGACGGAACAGACGACACGGCCGCGATCAAGGCCGCGGCCGCCGCGTTCGTCACGGTCTCGATCCTCCAGAAGAAATTCCTCTACAAGGCGACCGTGACGGATGACCCGGCGATCTTCAACGTCGAGCACGGCGCGGACTTTGTTGGGATGGGCAACGGCACTACCAGCATCAGTGTGCGCGACGTGGCGGGCAATTTCGTTGGATTCCAGCACAACTACAACGAGGAAGCCCAGGTAGCCACGCCGATCACGACCGGCCGTCTTCTGTCTCCGCCGCTGTCGAATAAGGCGCCGGTCACTTCGGCCGACCTCCTGGCGCATTGGTACAACGACGGCGGCCTGGAATGCGTGCGTGCCGCCGGCGGCGCTATCGGCTCGACGCAGTGGTATTTGTGGTCGTGGAATTACACGACGAATACTCTCTACGGCGCCTACGACCCGAAACGCCATCCGATTCTGGGCTGGTACCGCGGCGACGATGCGACGGTGCTGGACTGGCAGTGCTACTGGTTGCGCGAATACGGCATCAAGGCCGTGATCCTGGTCGCCGAGGACGGCTTCGACACTGGATCGTGGAGCAACCCGCTCGACACGAACCGCGGCTACTGGATGTACCAGCTGTTCAACAACACGCCGAACTTCAAAGGACTGGGGTACATCTTCAACGGTCCGTTCCAGGGCATCACGGCGGCGCAGGCAACGGATCGCTGGAACAAGATCACCGACCTGTACCTGGCGCATCCACACTTCTACGTCGCGAACATCGACGGCGGCCTGTACCCATGCATCTACATCTTCGACGCTGGCACGATGCGCACGGCGGTGTTCGGCGGCGACGACGCTTTCGAAACGTGGCTGAAGTCCATCGCCACGAAGTTCAAGAATGCCGGCTACGCGGGCGTGTGCGTCATGGCGCGCAACGGCACGTATTACACGAACACAGCCGACGCGACCGTGGCGGACCGGTACGCCCGCGCTTTCTACGGTACCGGCGTGGTGATTTACGAATCGACGTACGCGTGGTCCGGCGCGCCGTTCGGCAACCCGACTACTTACGACGGCTTCGTGAATGCGTTCGACGCGACTTACGCAGCGAACAAGAACCGCGTGATCCCGAACGTGATGACCTCGCGCGAGAGCAAGTATCACCCGACCGCCTGGACGACCACTGGCAGCACGCCGCAGAAATTCGGCCAGGTGCTGCGCAAGGCTGTTCAGGCGGTGCGGAACAACACGACGGTGCCGAACATGGTCACGATTTACAACGTCGCGGAGTGGGGTGAAGGTGGGGCCAGCCTGCAGCCCAATATGGCGGACGGCTACGGCTACCTGGAGCAGTGCCGCACCGTGGACTTTATGTCCATGCAGCGCGGTACCGACCTTTTCACGTACAAAAAGCAGGTGAACGCCGGGACCAGCATCGCGAACAACAACATCAAACCGATCGGGGACGTTGTCTACATCTACTCGTCGATCGGCATCACGCTCGCGAGCTTGTACACGGCCTACGCCAGCGGCACCATCGCGCCCGGCTACCCGAACCAGAAAATCAAATTGGTGAACTCGGCCGACGCCGGCAACAACGTCATCAACCTGTGCGACGTGAGCAATTTCGCGGGCAGTGGCCTGCACCTGAACGCGGCGCAGGTTTCCTTGAACGCATGGAACAGCATCGAGCTGACCTATATCTCCGGGCGCGGCTGGCAGCAGACCAGCAGCGTCATTGCACCGCTGTAACCCATCTGCCCACATCCTAAATTATGAAAGTACCCAACATGAGCGAACCAATTTCCGGCGCCGCCGCCGGCGTAGCCGGCTGGAAGATCCTCGGCGGCCTCGCCGGCACCGGCGTCGGCGCGGGCCTGGCGGCCTACATCGTCATGTCGATGACGAAGCCCAAGACCGACCAGGAATGGCGGATTGCGCTGCTGTGCACGCTGGCGGGCTCGATCGGCGGCGGCGCCGCGCTGATCAGCTGGCTCGGGCTGCAGCGCTGGGCGGACGACGTGTTCGGCCTCGTCGGCATGTTCGGCATCGCGTTCGCATGCGGCCTGCCGGCCTGGCTGATCATCCGTGCGCTGTTCCTGTACATCGACAAGAAGCGTAACGCGGACATTACCGAAATCGTCCATGACGTAAAGGAGCTGATTCCATGACGCCCGACGAATTCATCGACCAGATGCTGCCGGGCGCGCGCGCCTGCCAGCGTACCGCCGGGATCCCGGTGAGCTTCACGATCGCGCAAGCCGCGCTGGAAACAGGCTGGGGCGCCCACGTGCGCGGGAACAACCTGTTCGGCATCAAGGCGGACGCCTCCTGGAAGGGGCCGACCGTCGACGTCCCGACGCACGAGGTCGTGAACGGCAAGCGCATTGCCATCGTCGCGAAGTTCCGTGCGTACTCGAGCTGGGCCGCATGCGTGCAGGACCGCGCCCAGTTCTTCCTGCGCATGCCGCGCTACGCCAGGTGCTTCAACGAGCACACGGGCGCCGGCTGGGCCCGGGCGGTCGCCGCCGCGGGCTACGCCACCGACCCGGATTACGCGGACACGCTCGTCTCGATCATGGATGGCCGCCGCCTGCAGCGCCTGGACACCCTACCGGGCGAGGTGACGCCGTGAATCCGCTGACAACGCTGGAACGCTGGCTGTGCGGCCTGATCGTGATGACCGCGCTGGTCGCCGTCGGCAGCGTGGCCGTGCACGCGTATGGCGCCCACCGGTTCGACGACGGCCGCGCCGCCGCGATCGAGGAGCGCGCGCAGGCCGACGCCGCGGCCGTGCTGAAGCGCACGCGTGAGAACGCCACGCGGGCCGGCGACCAGGCGGCCAGCAACGCAACCATTACGGAGAAAAAACATGAAGAGATTCAGCCTGTGCGCGAGCGCATTGTTACTCGCCGCGTGTACGTCGGCTCCGCGCTATGTGGTGACCGACCTCCCGCCCCCGCCGAAGCGCAAGGCGCCGCCGGTGGCGACGAAGCCGATTCATCCCGCAGGCTGGTTCGACCAGACGTTGAGCGAGATCTTGTCGCGCTGAAGCTGGCGGTCGAGGAAGACCTGGCCACTGGCCGCGCATGTCAGGCCTTGCTCAAGGACGAAGGGATGGTGCCGTGATGGACTTCCATGTCATCACTCCGACCGAGCAACAGCTCGTCATGCAGACGACAGGAGGCGGGCGCGTGCATCAGGTCTGGCCGGCGCCTCCGTCGTCGCTTCCCGGCCGTGCGGCGCCCGACGCCTCTCCTGTGGTCGCGTAATCACGCGAATTGCTGTCTCGATCGGTATGCCCAGCTCGCGTAGCACGAGGGCGGCTTCGCGCTGCCCGATGCTGAGCAAGCCGTTCAGCACGGCATCAATGTAGAGCTGCGTTCGACGGTCGATTCGGCGGTCCATTCCTCGATTCTGCGCGGTTTGCCCCGCGCAAGTTTGACGCAACGCAATGTTTCCGCGCCGAACACGTTTCTATTTGTGGTCGATCAGTCACTTGATATACTGTACAAATATACAGTATTTCAGGGCAACCATGACCACTCTTCCCGATCCCGAAGCGCTCCATCCATCGCTGTGGCGAGCCTCCCAGCTCGCGCGCAGCCAGACGCGCTGCGTCGACACCGGATTCCCGAGCCTGTCGAATCAGCTGCCGGGCGGCGGGTGGCCGGTGAGCACGATGGTCGACCTGCTGCTAAAGCAGAACGGTATCGGGGAGATGCGGCTGCTCGCGCCGGCTCTGCGCATGGTGGCCGAGCGCCGCGTCGTGCTGCTCCAGCCGCCGCATGCGCCGCAAGCGCTCGCCCTGGCCGCTCTGGGCCTACCGCCGGCATCCGTGATCTGGCTCCGCGCCGAGCGCACGGGCGACATGATGTGGGCGGCCGAGCAGGTGCTGCGCAGTGGAAGCTGTGGGGCCCTGCTGTTCTGGCCGGATCAGGTCGGATCGGGTAGCGCGCGGTACCGGCCCGTGCGTTCGGACAACCTGCGGCGTCTGCACCTGGCCGCGCAGGCCGGGGAAACGCTGTTCTTCATGATGCGCCCGCTCGCGTCCGCGACAGACTCGTCGCCCGCGCCGCTGCGCCTTAGTCTGGAGCCGACCAAGGGCGGGATCAACGTCGGGTTTGTAAAGCGGCAGGGGCCCGTGCGCGACGAGCCGTTATTCCTGCCGATGCAGGTCGGCCCGGTTCGCCACGTGCTTCCAGAACGGGATCTTGTTGAGGCGGCGACCGAGATCCGGACTTTTGCGGTCGATTCGACCATGGCCGAGCTGGGATGACGGCAACAAAAAAGCCACCGCAAGGGTGGCTTCGCTTCAGCGTCCGTTGGAAAATCCAAAAATTCGTTGGAAATTTCACTATCCGGAAAATTCAGATTCGCTTAACTAATTGAATCTAAAAGAATTCTTGGGGTGGCTGATGGGACTCGAACCCACGACAACAGGAATCACAATCCTGGACTCTACCAACTGAGCTACAGCCACCACTGTCTTACTTGCTGTCTCGTTGTTGCCGAGACAGAACGAGA